TACGTTCCAACTAAATCAATTGCTATTGAAAAACAACCAGACTTATCTGATGATATCGAAGGTTACTGGTATTGTTTTGATTGGAAGAATAAATCAGCTTTCAAACCTTACAAGATTCCAGCATTCGGATACGGTGAAAATAACGAAACTGAGATACTTTGTATCAAACGTCAATCACCACAACCATTGTTTGCATTACCAGACTGGGTTTCTGGACTACAATTTAGCCAAATAGAAGAAGAATTATCTAACTACTATATCTCACATATCCAAAACAACTTTAGTGCTGGTAAAATCGTTAATATCTATCAAGGTAAAGATTGGACCGATGAAGCTATGGAAGCTCAAATCAATGCTATCACACGTAACTTGGCTGGGACATCTAATGCTGGTACACCAATCATCTCATTCAATGATAATCCAGACTCAAAAACGACTGTAGATTCAATTGAAATTACTGATGCATACCAACAATTCGAAACACTTGAAAAGTCTGCTAGAGAGAAGATAATGATGGCTCACAAAGTCAACGACCCAGGGTTATTTGGATTACCAACACCAACTGGTTTCTCTAGTGCTGCAGAACAACAAGTTCAAGCATTGAAAATCTTATATCGTTCACAAATCAACCCAATGAGAAAAATCATTACCAAAGGTATTGAACAAGCATTGAAATTAAACGACCCAAATGTTGAGATTGCTTTTGTTGATTATGAAGAGTTAAGAGTACAAGCTCCAGCTCAAACACCAGCAACTCAAATGAAAGCTGTTAGAATGGCTGGAATGAAGATTGGTTTCGATTTTGATGGAACTGCTTCAACTGCCAAAGGTAAAGAATGGGTAACAAAAGAGATTGCTGATAACAATGACGTATATCTTATATCAGCACGTTCTGAAGATGCTGAGTTGAAAGATTATGCAGCAGCAAATGGAATAGCTGAATCAAGAGTTTATGCAACAGGTTCAAACGAAGCTAAAGTAGCCAAAGTACTTGAGTTAGGTTTGGACGTATTCTATGATAATAATCCAGACGTAACATCACAGTTACCAGGAGTGGGAAGAACCTTTAATAACTAATATACAATGGCAACAACAACAATTTTATTAAGTCCAGATGACATAACAAAAAACACTCTATTGGGTGGTAATATCGATGTATCTAAATTGGTTCCACCAATCAAAGATTATCAAAAAACAAGACTAAAAGAACTTTTAGGTAAAGCTCTTTATGATAAGATTTGTACTGACTTTGAAGCTGGTACTCTTGCTGGGTTATATTTAGAGTTATATGACGATATCGTTAAAGAATTATGTATCCACGGTGGAACTGAGAACTATCTTATGTTCGGTGCTTATATGATTTCGAATAATGGTATCACAAAAACAAAAACAGATAGCTCAGAAACTATTTCTAAAGAAGAAGTTGATTACATGGTACAAGCTTCAAGAAAACTTGTTGCTCATTATGAAGATGAATTCCGTACTTGGATTAAAGCTAATCCATTGGATGAATATCCAGCAAGTGTTAAAAATGATAATCCAAATGTCATCAACGTTGGTGGTTGGATTCTTAAACGTAAAGATAGCTGCAATGGATGCAAATAAGAAAGACTATGTTATCAAGAGAGATAACGTTATAAAGCTTCAAAAACTTTATGAGAAAATAATTAAACAAGATAATACCAAAGACAATGGCAAAACAAACGATAAATAATACTCCAGCAGATAGTGGCTTAGGTGACTCTCTAAAGGTTTCTATGGATAAAATTAATGCTAACTTCACGGAAGTATATAATAACGTAGCTAGCATCTCTGGTGTAACTGTTATTACAACTACATCTCAATTAATCAATGATGGTCAAGATGGTGATAATCCATTTATCACAGCATTAGAAATACCAACTTCAATTGCAATTTCTGGAGTTACTGGTCTTGAAACTAGATTATCAAATGATGAAAATGATATTGCTGCATTACAAACTGAAAACGGTTTACAATCAATTGCTATCAATGATTTGAATGATACAATCACAACTTTAACAGGAATCATCAATACCCAAAATGGTCAAATAGCTACAATGCAAGGACAAATAGCTGACTTATATAACATCATAGCAAATCTTTAATTATAATGGCAAGACAAAATCATAATGCAAATTATCTATTTGATGTGGATGGTGAAACGGTTTGGGAAAAAATAAAAACATTAAAAGGTTTTTATGAAGGTAGAATTCGTGCAGGTCATGGTGAAAAAATATCAGAAATGCGGCACAAATCAAAAATAATGGAATTGCAAAGTCTGAAAGATAATAATGCTCCAGCACATGTTATTCTAAACATGGAAGCTGATATTTTGGAATTTGAATCCGGTTTGCAAATTCAAAACGAAGCCTTTGAATTAAATAAACAAGAAATTAAGATTTTAGAAAAGTTGTTGGCTGAATGTTATGAAATTGCTGAACCGACCAGGATAAAACATCCAGATGGTACACCATATACTGATGAAGAAATGTTTGAGGCTAATGCGGCCAATGAATTCACTGCAATGATTGGTAAAGAAATTTATGCGGAGGTTATGACATTGGGACATCCATCACCAACAAAACTTCGTAATGCAATGTCAAATCCACACACATGGAAAGCATTACAACAAGTTGGATTAATACCAGAAAAATCATTTATGTTGGCTGGAAGTAACGATCCACTTAAAATTGGATTCGAAAAAATCGAAACTACACCAAATACTAGCCAACTGATTAGTGAATGATGAATCTACTGTGTGGTTATCATGCCAAAGATATAAGCGTTTGTAATTGGGTTATTTCCAATTATGATGGTGAAACCGATAATATTACGGTTAAACTTTGGGTTGAAGCTTGTAAAGAATACCTAAAACAGGTTGACACAGATACAAAATAATTGTATAATTGAAGATATGGTTGTATGAAGCAACTAGAAAAGTGTTCTGGACGGGGGTGCAAATCCCCCCAGCTCCACCAAAAGTATAAAGGTCTGCGCCGTGCGATAATGAAGATGACTAAGGGATCACGGACATCCACATAATCTAAACCAGTATACTTTTGATGGGGCTGCATAGTTTCGACAGGGCAACAAGTACAGAAGTGGACAGCTCATCAGAGAAGATGTTAAAACTAAATCAAAATAAATGCAAATGACGAAAGTTACGCATTGGCAGCCTAAACGCTGACTAGGGTTTCGGTTGGTTTCCTCGTAACAGAATAACCAACCATTTTTTTAACTAAGGAGTTTTAATGAAGAAAATCGCAATCGCAAGTTTAATTGCAGTCGCCGCAGCCGCACAGGCCGGTGGTTTTGTTTCGTATGGTGTAGACCAGGTTACTGACCGTGTAAGCAACCAACAAAGTATCGCACAATATGTTCGTGCTGGTACTTCATTGGGTGGTTTCAATCTTGGATTACAAAATCGCAATGCACGTACCAATGACAACCTTTCTATGTACAATAGCTTGGAACTTACCGCAGGTAAGACAGTTTTTGGTATCAACCCATTCGTTGGTGTTGGATTCGATAACGGTGGTGCCGGTGCAAAGCCATATGAGTATGGTCTAGTTGGCGCAAACGCTGGTGTTAAAGTTGGTCCTGGTTACGCCATGGCTGGTGCTAAGACCCGTGTAAATTGGAACAGCGCAAATCCAAAACAATCTGTAGTATTTGTTAGCTATGACATGCCAGTCATCAGCAAAGTATCTGTTGGTTTGGGTGTTAGCCAAAGCTATCAGGACATTCAGGATCGTGCAGTCGGACTTACAGTCTCCGTAGGATTCTAAATAGACAATGGGTTATGGGTTCCCAATAAAAACCCCACACACTTTACACACTAGGAGAAAACCATGTCAATGACACCCTTTGAAATTCGTCTTGAGCTTTTAAAAATGGCAAGAGATATGATATATGATGAGTATAAAGCACAAAGAGATAAAATTTCGCAAGAATGGAACACTCAATGTGATGCAGCAAAAGCCAAAGGTGAAACACCACCTCTACATCCGGCTTTACCACAAACTCCCTCAGAAATAGACATTATCAGCAAGGCCCAAACCTTGAATGGTTTTGTGTCTAACATTCCTGTGGAACTTCCAAAAGTTACCAAGAAATCTGCCTGAGGGTTGGGGTCTAACCCCAAACACACACAAGGAGAACAAATGAAGTTGTCAAAAACTTTATTGATTGTATTTACCTCGTTATGCATACCCATTTCTGCCAAACAATATGAACCTTCAATCAAGGAACAAGTTGGTGCAGATATCAATAAACAGGTTCTTTGTATTGCTAAGAACATTTACTACGAAGCAGCAAAAGAATCACACGAAGGAAAATTGGCCGTTGCACAGGTCACCATTAATCGTGCAAACAGCAAGAGATACCCATCAGATTTTTGTGGTGTTGTTTACCAAAAGACTGGTGCAACCTGCCAATTCTCATGGACTTGTGAGAATGTTAATCCAGTTAAAGATTCATATGCATGGGAAGAATGCCTGTACATTGCTAAAAGGGCATTAACAGAATCAGTATTGCACAGAGAGCTTGCCAAAACAAAGGCAATGTTCTACCATGCTGTCTATGTTAACCCTGGTTGGACCAATATCAGAGTTGTGAAGAAGATTGGTAACCACATTTTTTATACTAAAGGATAATCGTGCCTACGAAAACTGAAATTAATGATTTTAGTGAAATGATTTCCAAGTTGTCGTACACCTTAGGTGGTACACACATGGATGCAATCATTCACCATTGTGAACAAACTGGCATGGAGGTCGATGTTGCATCATCATTGGTCTCCAATGCATTGAAGGCTAAGATTCGTGAAGAAGCACAAGAATTGAACCTATTGAAGAAAAGTTCTAAATTGCCGATATGATTGAACTAATTGAAGTTAATACCGCCGAACAAAAAAGTTTGGTGAAAAATATTATTGAAAATAACCATTCTTATGTTCCAACAAATTCTTCTGTTGGTCGTAGAATTGATTGGTTAATTTTTGAACACAAAGATGATTCTCTACCGGAATGTATCGGTATGATTGGTATTGGTTCATCAGTTTATCCTCCACCAAAAGATATACTAAGATTCCTTGGCGTATCTAAAGATGAATACAAAAATAAATTCAACACGATTGCAAATAATTGGCGTTTTTGTTTTAGTAAATCAGTTAAAAATGCTGGCACACAAGTATTAAAACAATTGAGACTAAAATCCCGTGAAGCATGGAAAAGAAAATACGGTGATGATTTAACACACATCATCACCTTTGTTGGTGCCGGTAAAAATGGTGCAGTCTATCTTGCCGACAATTGGAAAAAAATAGGTGAGACTGCTGGTTTACCATCACACAAATCTTCTTCCATGAAATGGAATAATAAAACTGAATTGAAAGAACTTTTTGTTAAACCCACAGGTGAAAACAAAAAAATTATTTTTATTAAACCAATCTAAAGGTGTGTTATGCCAAGTAAAGAATATTATGAAGGCCGTGATATGGAGAAAAACAAATTTCTCCATGAACATTTAATCAATTTCTTTAAATTTGATAAAATAGATTCTGATGGATCAACACAAACAAAAACAGATGTTATTGGCATAAAAAATGGTCAAAAAATTTGTCTGTCGGTTAAAAACGCATCAGGTAAAAACACGCAAGTGCATCTAACAACTTTAAAAAAATTAACCTCTGATTTGAATATTCCAAATAATATTGTTTCCAAATTAATTCTTTGGTTTGGAACAAATGATATGAATGAATTTGAATTATTATCAAGTGGTAAAAAATTGTCCAAGTATGAGATAGGTCATTCTCGATTGTCTAGTAATAACATCAGAGATTGGGACAAAGTTCCAGAGTGGTTTAATGCAAACAATCGTAAAATTGCAAACCTGTTGATACAAAGTTTAAATAACGGAGAAAAATCAAAATTCTTGGTTTGGAACAATAAGGTCAAAAAATCTTTACAAATAGTTGATATACCAAAATTGATTGATTTTATCGAAAAAGAATGTATTTGGATTACTATGCCTAGTGGAACTATTTTAAGATGCATCACACCAAATAACAAAGCCATCCTCTGGTTACAAATGAAAGGTAATCATACAGATGAAGGTTATAATCGTTGCCCACAATTTCATTTGGTTGAAAATTGGCCAGAAGAAATTGTATTGAGTAAACAAATTGTCGCACTATGATTTTCTCGCTTGAAGAAGGTTCCGGATTCTCCGCCTTTGCTCTATATAATGCCATTAAACTTCATTTTACTACTGATAGCTACGATTATTTTAAGTATCACGGCAAAACCAATGTTACCAGAGATAACTTTGCCATCAGGAAAGACAAGTATACATTCTATAAGTTATCCCGTAAATACAAACTGGAAGACTTGAAAAACTTTTATGTGGCAAATTTTCTTGTCACCAATTCTAATTGGATCGGTGAGATTGCCAATCTGGAAGGTAAAGAAACATACAAACAATGGCAAAAAAGAAATCAGAGCTTGACTTATCGCTTCGAACAAGATATAATAGGTCTACTCAACGCAACACAATCACCAAATGAAATGTTGGTGGTAGAAGATGGCCAATACCCGATACTACTGAAAGAAATGACTCACAGTACTATCAATATTGAAACGGTGTGTATATTAAATGATATTATGAATTTCTTGCCGATGTGGTCCAAAAAAATATCTGACGATGTTATTTGGCCTTCATGGAAAAGAAGAATTGAAAAGTACACACCGTTCATTGATTTTGACAAAGATAAATTGAAATCCGTTTTGAAAGAAAGTTTGAAAGAACATGCATAAGCCTAAAATTTCTTGCATCTATCTGGACATGGATGGTGTAATATGCGACTTTGTTGGCCGCTACAAAAAACTATTCAATGTCAACCCAGACCAAACTCGGAACAAAAAAGAATTTGGTAATCTGTTCAATCAGTTTATTCAAGGTCAAAACTTTGCAACACTTGAAATGATGCCGCACGCCGGTGAATTGCTGGAGTTTCTACGCAATGCACCAGTGCCGACAGAGATACTTTCATCGACTGCTCGACAAGACAGTCACGAAAACATTTCAAAGCAAAAAGAGATTTGGTTGAACTCACACGGAATTACATTCAAGCGTAATTTTGTACCGGGTAAACAACTAAAGAAAGAATATGCCAAAGAGGACACCCTCATCATTGATGACACGGAAACTGTCATTACTGATTGGCGTATAGCAGGTGGTCATGCAATCTGGCATAGGGATGTGCCTAACACCTTGGCAATGTTGAAACTTTACTTTTGACAACGCCTAAATAATGTTATATAATGCATCATGTGGATAATCCGTTTATACAACTATACTCCGTTAATACGAAAGGTAAATTATGGTAGATTTCTCTAAACTCAAAAAGTCGTCTGGTAATTTGGACAAACTAACCAAGGCGATTGAACAACTCAATGCATCAACCGAAGGTGCATCTGACAAAGATAACTTCTGGCGCCCAGAGGTTGACAAAGCAGGTAACGGCATGGCAACCATCCGATTTCTTCCTGCATCTCCACAAGACGGTGATGATGGCCTTCCATGGGTCAAAATCTTCTCACATGGCTTTCAAGGTCCAGGTGGTTGGCTCATTGACAACTGCTTGACAACCAAGAATCAGCAATGTCCCGTGTGTGAACACAACAATCGTTTGTGGAATTCTGGCGTAGAAGCCAACAAAGAGATTGTACGCAAACAAAAGCGTAAACTCAATTACATTGCTAACGTGTACATCGTAAGTGATCCAAAGCATCCTGAGAACGAAGGGCAAGTTAAATTGTTCAAGTTCGGTAAGAAAATCTTTGATAAGATTACTGAGGCAATGAACCCAGCGTTTGAAGATGAAACAGCAATCAACCCATTTGATATGTGGACTGGTGCTAACTTCAAATTGAAGATTCGTAAAGTTGAAGGCTATCAGAACTATGATAAGTCCGAATTCGAATCTGCATCACCATTGTTGAATGATGACGATGCACTTGAAAAGATTTGGAAGTCACAAGCTTCATTGATGGAGTTGGTTGCTGACAAAGAATTCAAGCCATATGATGTTTTGAAGACCAGACTTGATAAAGTCCTAGGCGTTACTACTACTAGTGATGAAGATGGTGGTCCAAGAGCTCGCACTACAGTGGAACAAGCAAAGGCTGCACCTAAAAAGGCACCAGTTGACCTTGCTGGCACCGATGATGATGATATGGCATACTTCAGCAAGTTGGCCGAAGAAGATTAAACTCTTTTAGTAAAAGTTTAGACCCCGCCTAGTGCGGGGTTTTTTGTTTATACTACCCGTGTTGAATTCATAATCATTCGTTGGAAGGTGTCTTCCAGATTACGAACAGCAGGTAATGATGATTTGCCGGTTGTTGTGGATTTATTGAGTGAGTTTAGATTATTAACCACAGATTCTAGTGGTTTGGCAAAATCAGCCAATTTCATATCGGTATTCTGGCCCATAACAGAAGCCAGTTGTTGACCCATGTTTGGAACAGTCTCTGGTATCGCCATAGGCGCAGGAGGTGTAGATGTTGGCGCAGGTGCACCACCAGTCTCAGGTGCCATAGGAGTTGCTGTTGGTGCACCACCGGTTTCTCCGGCAGGTGTTGCTGCAGGTGCAGGTGGTGTTGAACCTTCTTTTGGTGCAGGTGTGGCAGCTTTCTTGTATGGCACACCGGCATCAGTAACACCAATAAATCCTTCATTCTTTTCAGATTCGGTCAATCCTGTCTTTGGATCAAAACCAATTTTCTCCAAATATTTCTGTTGTAACTCTGGATCTTTCCAAAATAATAATGATTTGAATTCTTTTGGTCTATCTGCCAATAGATTTTGTTTTCTTCTTTCTGCGCCTGTTGTATTCTCAACAACATCCATCATTTGTTTATTGGCTTCACCAATGTCTCCAGCAGCTAACATGCCTTTTGTGGTGGATTCTGGATTTTTATCTTTATTTAATAAATCAAGTAATGTGTAACTAAGAAGTAAACCGGCACCAAGAGGTGTGGCCGTAAAAAATTTACTTATTCTAAACAATAGACTAACCATATCTTTACCTAAACCAGCAGCTGCAAAAAGATAATCTAATGTAGTTGGTTCGGTAGATTGTGGTGTTACTTTCTCCGCAGTTGGCTTGGCCATTTTACTTTCTGCACCTAAAGCTTTCATCAATTCTCTGTGGCGTCTATCAGCTTCGTTTTGTTTTTCTTCTGCAAAATTGTTTTGTATTTGTTTTTGTCTGATATCTTCTTCACGGTTCTTTTTCATAAACTCATAAATCTTACTCAACATACCATCCATACCGGAAGAATCACCGGCACTTTCCAGTTTACCAATTTTGGTTGATGTTGAAACGGGTCTAGCACGACCAGTAAAGTATTCAATATCTTTTCTGGAACGACCAAGGAGTTTACCAACGATTGCAGGACCCAATCTGGATCCACCTGTCATAAACTTTGCAATGTTCAATGGATCAAATTTGGCTTTAAGCCTTGTGGTTCTTGCCTTTGTTTTTAGGCTAATGGCTTTTCCAATTGATGAACCATAACCCTCACCAGATATAAGTTGGTCAGCAATAACGGAGCTGAGAGATTGGTTTTTCAACCTCGCAGCCATCTGATATGACATTTTATTATCTGTAGCCATTTTATTGTTGTTGCTTTCTTACATGAGGTGGTCTATCATCAACCTTTTGTTGAGGTTGGACATTATTTGTTTGGTTGTTTGTCGTAGTGGTATTGTTCGTTGTTTGAGCTGACTTATCTTTATTTAACTTTTCTTTGAGGTCTGCATTTTCTTTGGATGATTGGTCAACTTTGGTACCAGTATTTGTTGTTGGTGGTAAAGCTTCATTTTTTTCCATACCTAAAGCTTTTGCATATTTTTCTTCATATTGGCCAACTTTTTCAAAAAGAACATCAGTAATTTCTTTTACAGTTCTTGGACTATTTTTGTCTGGTTTTTTTGTTGTCGCATCTTTTTTATAAAAAATAAAATCGTTTGCTTTTGCAGCATCCGGTAAAGATTCGGCAGCAATAGAATCTGGTGGTAATGAAAACAATTTTCTTGCGCCACCGGCGCCTAAAAAGTGAGCAGTATAGATTGTTGTTGCATTTATTGGTATATTTGCTTTCTTCAATATTGCAGAATTTTCTTTTATGTACAATGCACCCGCAATAGCATTAGCTTCAGCATCTTCTGGACCACGTTCTTTTAAAATTGGATATTTTTCACCGTATGTTTTTACCATTCCGGCCCATGTACCTTTAATGAATTGATATAAACCTTTTGCACTACTTGTTTTTGCTCCAGCGTTTGGATCAAAAGCACTTTCTTGTTTTGCCATAGCATACATTAATGGTCTTGAAACACCAACCAAATTTGAAGCTTTATCTATTGCTGATGCAACTGCATCCGTAGGCATTAATAAACCTGCTATGCCGAGGCCAGCAATTGCTGCAGGACCAATCTTTTTTGCAGTTTCTTGTACAGGTGGTTTGGCTACAGGCTTTGGTGCCGCAGGTGCAGCTTCTGCTTTTGGTGGAGGCTTTACTTCGGGAGGTTTGACCGGTTCTGCCTTTGGTGGTGGTTTAACCTCAGGTGGTTTAACTGGTTCAGCTTTAGGTGGCGGCTTTACTTCAGCAGGTTTAGGAGCTGCTGGTTTTGGTGTCTCAACAGGTTTAGCCGGCTCAACTGGTTTCTTAGCTGGCTCGGTTGGCTTAGTTGGCTCAGGTGCCTTCTTCGCTTCTTTTTCTTCCGCCTTTCTCTCACGGCGAATAACTCTTTTAGGTTGTGGTCTTCTACGAAGCGACAAGGCCTTCAACAATTCTTGATGGCGACTTTCTTCTGTCTTTAAATCACTCTGATGTGTAGTCTCATCTTTTTTTCTTTGATCCAATTCATCATTACGAATGTCAACCATCAACTGATAAATTTTACCAAGAACACCATCAACCACACCGCCAGTTGGTTCAACAGCCTTGGGTGCGGACTGATTAAAATTCAGCATTGAAGCTGAAGTTTGTTTTGTTTTTTCTGAAAGTTTACCCACTGGTTCTGAGCGAGTAACTTTTTTACTGGTGCGTTTGGGCATTTATCTCTTTTGTCGTTCTCTTATTTTTTGATTTTCTTCCTCAATATACTGAATCAACATAGAGACATAGATATCTCTCTCCCATGGCAACATAGCTTCCAACTCCGTCAAACTGTATTTGTGATGCTGCATCAAAGAGAAATTAGTTTTGTAATAATTCCTCAAGTTATCGTGACGCAGCGTCAACCGAAAAAATTTTCGAGACCTTCTACATCAATCGTGTGATGAAATCCACATTTACTACAAGTCATCTCAACTGTTTCTTTTAACTTTGGTAAGTTATTAAAGAAATGTTCAACCTTTTCAAATTGAGCCTGATTCAGACCTTCAACAAACTCCAACATTTCACCTGGTTCAGCCTCATGTGCATAGTAGAATTGGTCACCATCAAAAATGTACTCAATACTTTCCGCAATCAAGTTGAAAGTTACCTCAGTAATATCATCCATATTCAGAGAATCTTTGATGATACCAAATTCTGGATACTTCATCTTAATTGTAATCTTATCAGTCAATTGAATTTCTGGGCTAACTTCTTCTTCACGGTATGGTTGAATATTCTGTAGGTTAACACTTGCTTCCATAATGTTACCACAAACCTTTTCTTCAACCTCATTATTACAACGGTATCTTGTCTCTACAATTTCACCAACAGATTTGCTTCTGAGATTGATGAAGTAATATTCAACATCAATGATGGGCAATTTGTCAATATTGATACCTTCAGTCAAGGTACAATTGTTTAGTATGTCACGGACATTCTGTTGAATCGTTGAGGACTCATTTGACTCCAGAGCCATCAACAAATTCTTTTGTTCTTTAACTAGAAACGGTCTATATTTTATTTTCTTCTTTGAAATTGGTAATTCAATTTCGTATGTTGGCACATCAAGTTTAGGTAAAGCCATAATTAATCACTCCTGTATTTTAAAAGTTTCTGTCAATTTCTGCCTCACGGCTCAGATAAGAATTTTTAATTGTATCAATTCCCGAACCGATTGCACCGATGGCACTATCAGTAATTGCACCAACAGCACCTTTCGCAGTACCACCAAGGCCACCGTATTTGTCGGTAAGATTTCCAATCTGAGAGTCCAACAGTTCCATCGCAAGGCCTTGGATAGAATTGTTTTTCCAATAGGTGTATGCAAATGTCACCGTCAATTTGTGGTAACCATCGTTAGACCAATCTAGGTCCATCTGATTTATTGCAATTGGAAATGCCTCATACAAATTCACAGAGTATGATGGTTGATTCGTAACATCATATTGTGTTATTGTCAAATCTGTTGCATAATCACTCTTGTATCTAAAGTTATTGTTATATAATGGGTTGATGAAGTTTAACCATGCATCAAAGAATACTTTTTGTGACATATCATCATCAACAATAAATGTCAAATCAATGTCGTTGTATGTGTTCTGGTACGGAAACTTCTCAACAGGACCATAGGTCTTTTGTTCGATTGTTGCAAGTGTTCTACCTGGTAGGTTTGCGTTTTCGCATCTATATTTCAGGTTTCTATTGGTTTTCACATAAGCCAACAGTGTAACAGGAATAGGAACATCAACCTCAAAACGATTCGGTCTGGCCAAATCGCCGGTGAAAGATGATTTAAAACCGCTAATTGAAACTGGCATCTTAGTTCCTTATTTCTTCTACTGAATCTTTCCAGACTTCTTTTGGTTGTGCCTTCTTGAATTGGTGTACAGGCAGGTGTAGTGCAATGTCCCATTCATTCGGTTCGACAGCCAATATTCTAGATTTAATGTGATTGTACAAATAATGCTTGATACAAGGTCTAAACTCTTTTAACTTAGATGATGCATCCAACATTGGATATGTGATACGAATTCTTTTAATCTCATCTTCATCATTGTAAATTGCAAAATTCATCAACTTCTTCATAAAAATCAATCTATAACGAAGTGGTAGGTAATGTATATTTAAACCAATAAAACCATCAGATTGTCGTTTTAGAGGTAAAACAAGTGGAAACCTGTCATAATATGGCAAATCATTTTTGCCTTTAGGATCATATACAAAGTAGTATAACCCACCCATCAAAAACTTTTGTCTATCGGATGGTTTGGTCCAGCGAGACTTCTCCCTTGTTATTGGAATGGCCAATCGACCTGGGTTTCTTAAATCTGCAATTCGCTTTAATAACCATGTCATAGATTCTCGGCTCATCGTTTGATAGTTAGCCGAAACCTTTTCTTCTGTCAGTGTAGTGAGTATGGATTTTGTTATCATCGGATATTTAGTTATAGTCCGAGATGGTCTTCCGTGATAAGTTTGAATTCCCAACCACGGTCTAAACAATATTCTGTTGCCGCCTTGAACTTGGCCTGATTGACACTCCAAGTTACAACCTCCCGTATGTATTGTTTAGTAACACGTTTCTTCTTTTCAGGTTCCATTGTTTGATATTTCGGTTTGACTTCAAGCATCATGGTTCTAAATCTACCATCTTTGTCACGAACTTTGACAACAAAATCGGGAAAATAACGGTGCATACGATTATCCACAGGAGATTTGTATGGAATTATGATTTCTTCTGAAGCCCAAGACACAATATTTGGATTTTTGTCGAGCCAATTCATCACCCGGCATTCCCAGCTCGAGCGATAAATGATATTTTTGTAATCCCCTGCGTATTTTTGAGGATTTGAAGGTCGGAATCTTCCAGAATATGCCATAAATAGTATATATCAATCTTTTCAGAAAAGACAATGGCAATAATTTCAATCCCAACATCAATCGGTGGCGTATCAATTCCTGGAGCTGCACTTAAAGGTCCTTTGGGTAAATTGTTTGGCAATTCTAATAAATTCGAACTTCTATCTTATCCTAGAGATTTAGGTTCCGGTCAAAAAAATCATGTTATTCAATTTTGTATTAATGAAATACAACCAACTGGATATGAACAAGGTAAATCTTATACTTTAAATGATGCTTTTAAAGGTGTAACAAATAGTGCAAACGAAATTTACGATGCGGCTAAAAATAATTTTGTTGGTGAAGGTTTTGTTGAAAAAGGTGCAAATGCTGCTGGTGCAGTCATAGACCAATCAAAAATAACATTCAAACAGAAAAAGAAAAAAATTGTAGGTGCAATAAATCTATACATGCCAGATACATTGGAATTCACCAATTCAGCTAGTTACAATCAAACAAGTCTACTTGAAGTTGCTGAATCAGTTTTAACTAGAATTCCTGGTGTAAAAGAGGTGGCAACACCAGCCTTCTCAGCAATTCAATCAAATGCTGCTAAATTAGCTTTGTCAACACAAGGCCTTGCACTCAATCCGCAACAACAATTGATGTTTGATGGTATAGATTTTAGGTCATTTCAAATGTCTTTTACTTTCACACCATTCTCAAAAGATGAGGCAACAATGGTAAAAAATATTGTAAAAATGTTTAGAACACATGCTGCACCAAGGATTGTTGATGGCTCTGCTGGTATGCTTTTTATACCACCTTCAACATTTAATTTGGAATTTAAGTCTAATGGTAAAGAGAATCAAAACATTGGTAAAGTTGCCGAATGTGTTATTGAAAGTATTGATGTGAATTATGCACCAAACGGATGGTCCGCACACACTGACGGATCACCTGTTCAAACTACACTATCAATCAGTTTCAAAGAAATAGAATTGATAGATAGAGAGAAGATAGAAAGTAAAGGTTATTGAAATGCAATATTTTGATACACTTCCAAAAATAATTCACACCAATAATAATGGTGTTTCTACCATTATGACAAATCTTATGGCTAGAGTCAGTATTCTACCAGAGATTTTAAAGAATCCAATGGTATATTATAAGTATGATGTGCAAGAAGGTGATACACCAGAAATCATTGCACACAAGTACTACAATGATTCATATCGTTATTGGATAGTATTATTTGCAAACAAGATATTGGATCCACAATGGGACTGGCCACTTTCTTCATTACAATTCAATGAATATGTAAACGACAAATATGGTAATAATCTAAACGATTTACACCACTATGAAAAGGTGATTACCAAAACTACCCGTGGCACAGATGATGACCAGACAGTCACAGAAAAGATTGTCATTTCTATTGATGAATATGTGACTTTACTATATTCACATCCTTTTGGTATTGATGTGGCTAGAACATTTAAGCTTCCTTCAGACTTATATGCAAATGGTGCTTCATCAACAGCCAATTCAATGAGTTATCTAGATATCACCATACAACCAACAGCAGTGACTAATTACGATTATGAACTCGATTTAAATGAATCAAAAAGAAGCATCAACATATTAAATTCAAAGTATGTTGACCAATTAGAAAAAGAATTTCAAGACTTGATGAGTTAATTATGTCCACAAATACTCCTACTCCAGTTGAAGCTTCTGGTGCATATTCACCACAAGATTATTCTTTAAAAACACTCAATTTTTTGACAGCAAGTGGTAAAAGAATAGAACTTAAAAAAATTATGATGGAGTTTTCATATTATGAAGATATCTACACATTTGCAGCCTCCGGCTATGTGACTTTGGTTGATGCACAAGGTTTCATCGAACTTCTACAGTTAACAGGTAACGAATATCTTGAAGTCAATTTCGGTAAAGTAAAAAATGGTCCAAACGGGAATGACCAAATTTTTAGGGTGTATAAGATCGGTGATAGAAAACCTGGTGGCAACCATAATACCGAGGTATATACACTTCATTTTTGTTCGGAAGAATTGATGATCTCAGAACAGACAAAGATAAGTAAATCATACTCTGGCCAAAAAATTTCTGAAATTGTGCAAGATGTGTTGATAGAAAAACTCAAAGTCAAGCCAAAAAACATCAATGTAATTGAAGAAACAACTGGTGTTTATGACTTTGTTGTTCCAAGATTAAAGCCATTTGAAGCCATTAGTTGGGTATCAACATATGCAAGGCCAAAAAAACAAAACAGTACAGCTGATATGTTATTCTTTGAAACAAAAGATGGTTTCAACTTTAGGTCACTACAGTCCATGTATAAGGACAGTGTTTATGCGACATATAGATATGAACCAATGAACTTGGACAATAAAAAACAGAGCTTTCAAGAAAAGGCATACAATGTAATTGAGTATGAATTCTCTAAAACATATGATGCACTGCAAGAGATTACATCTGGTTCGTTTGCAAATAGATTGATATCTATTGATCCACTAACCAGGTCATTTAATATCACAGATTTTGATTACAATAAGATGAAGAACACCATGGAAAAGTTGAATCCTAGTGGTGTTTTGAACGAATTGAAAAATAGACTTGATAAAACATTGAATCAATCACCAGAAGGTGTACTGAAAGTTGCAACAGGTAATGCAAACCACGGAAATGTACCTTACATCAAAGAAAAAGAAGGTGGTTTTGCAAAAGACATTTTCATTGAAACAATCTTACCACTTAGAACTGCTGCAATTTCACTTGCAAACTTTACGGCCATGAAAATGGCAGTACCTGGTGATCCAGGTCTTACAGCAGGTAAAGTTATCGAATTCAACCTTTTCACACTAAAACCAACAAATAACACAAAAGAATTGGACAAATTTTACTCCGGAAAATACCTTGTGACTGCGGTACGACACATTATTAAGCAAACTGCATATCAGACAATTTTGGAAGTGGCCAAAGAAAGCTTACCAAAAGCACAAGAAGGTGCAAATAACTCAGACAAGAATGTTAGACAGGCGATTACAGCATGATGAATAATTTTATTGGTAAAGATGGTTTTTATTGGTGGTTAGGTGTCGTTGAAGATAGATTCGACCCACTAGGATTAGGCCGGGTGCGTGTCCGTATGTTCGGTCACCACACAGACAGCCTTGAAGAATTACCTACTGATGGTCTATCTTGGGCTATGCCTTGTTTACCACCAAACGTGTCGATGACAGATGGTGCACCACTAGAAGGTGACTATGCATTTGGTTTCTTCACTGACGGTGCATCAAGTCAAGCTCCTGTCATTATTGGTATATTTCCAGGCATACCAAAAAATGGACCAAACACATCCAAAGGATTCTCAGAAGGAACATTCTATCCATTAGGTGAACCTACCAGTAGCAGATTGCACAGAAATGAAAAAATTGAAGAAACTGCGATTGGTTACCACAATAGTAACCTAGATACCAGTGTGCCCACAGCCAGTGGTGGTACTTGGGATGAACCGGAATCACAATATGATGCAAAAATCCCATACAACCGAGTGACACAGACTGAAGCAGGACACATATTTGAGTTGGATGACACACCTGGTGCTGAAAGGATACACCTCCACCACAAGGCCAACACATTCTTTGAGATTGCACCTGACGGATCAAAAGTCACCAAAGTTGTTGGTGACAACTATGAAATTTATCTTTCCGACAATAATATTCACATTAAAGGTGTTTGTAATATTACGGTGGATGGCAATGCAAACCTATATGTCAAGGGAAATGTTGTTGAAAAGGTTGATGGAAATGTAAATCAAACCGTTGGTGGAAATTTTAGTTCCACTGTTAGTGGTAATTATACACTTACTGCTGGCGGTGATGTTGTTATCAAAGGTTCAACAATTAATCTAAATTAAGGAATGAAATGCCAGCGGTAGCAAGAAAAGGTGATGAAACGACAACAGGTCATACTTGTGATGCAATAACAACTGTGGTAAGTCCAACTGGAGCTTCCGCTAAAGTGTATGCGAATGGTATTGCTGTTGAATGTAAGGGTGATCCGACTGCTGAACACACAATTTTATCTGGACTTATATGTGTTCCACATCCATCACAAATTATGGCTGGTTCATCCACTGTTTTTGTCGGTGGTAAATCAATTGCAAGGGTCGGTGATTTAACAGATATTGCTGGCCAAATAACTACAGGATCACCAAATGTATTTGCCGGTTAAAATTTCGAATTTTTGCGTTCCGGCCCAAGAATTTTCTCCGACACATCTCAAATTCCAAAAAGCGCATTTACTTTTAGCTCATAAATAAAAGATGACTACTTTAACCAAAATATACTCAGACATAGACTTTACTTTCACCAAAAAACCGGTGACAGGTGATGTTGCTTTAAGTTTTGATAGTAAGGCTGTAATTCGTTCGATTCGAAACTTGTTGTCAACAAGAAAGTATGAAAGACCATTTGATCCTGAATTGGGTTCTAATATTGATGCACTTTTATTTGAAAACTTCTCGCCGCTTGTTGCAAGTTTAATCGAAAGAGAAGTTACTGATACAATAAACAACTATGAACCGAGAGCATTGTTAGATAGTGTCCGGGTTTCTGCGGATCCAGATTCCAATCAATATGATGTTACAATAACATTTTACATAGAAAATGCAACATTACCGACAACAGTAACACTTCTTTTAGAGAGAAATAGATAAGATGGCTGCAAATACTGGTTTAAACATAACAGAACTAGATTTTAATCAAATAAAAACTAGCCTGAAGAGCTATCTTCAGTCACAAGATACTTTAAAAGATTATAATTATGATGGTTCCGCACTCTCAACATTATTGGACATTCTGGCATACAATACACAATATAATGCTTACTACTTGAACATGGTGGCCAATGAAACATTCTTGGACACTGCTTTACAGAGAGCATCCGTTGTTTCACACGCAAAAACATTGGATTATGTACCGAAATCTTCAATTGCACCAACAGCCACAATTAATTTGAAGGTCAATCAAGTTACTGATACATCATTAACATTACCTAAATTCACATCATTTTTGGCAGAATCTATTGATGGTATCAGTTATAGTTTTGTGACTACAGAAAATTCTACAGTTACGGTATTAAACAATACTGCAAACTTTGATGGTATAACACTGAAACAAGGTACACCAGTATCTTTGTCTTTCACCTACGATAGTACAACAAATATAAAATCAATATTTGAAATACCTGAAATAAATGTGGACACAACCACATTAACAGTTTCAGTGCGTGAATCATCATCAAACAATTTTTATAACATTCACACTCATGCAAAAGATTATCTAACACTCTCAGGTTCTTCTTTGGTATATTTTTTACAGGAAAATGTCAAAGGTTTCTATGAAGTTAGTTTTGGTAATGGTGTACTAGGTAAAAAATTGACCAATGGCAATATCATCACATTATCATATGTTGTGACAAATGGTTCTGCTGCAACTGGTGCAAACAATTTTGTGTTGATGGATTCCATTTCAGGTTATTCGAACACAGTAATATATCCACTAACATCTGCAACTCAAGGTGGCGACAGAGAATCAATAGAATCTATTAAGTTCCAGGCACCAAAATCTTATTCAGCACAAGGTCGTGCAGTTACCAAAGAAGATTACATCACAGCAATTCAACAAAATAACCTTGGTTATTCTTTTGATTCGGTGAATGTTTGGGGTGGCCAAGAAAATGATCCACCAGTTTATGGTCAAGTGTTCATTGCAATGAAGCCATCTGGTGCATATATGTTGACAGAAAATCAAAAATCAAAATTGATTAAAGATGTACTGAGACCTATATCAGTTCTCACCGTAGAACCAACAATTGTTGATCCAGACTACACTTACATTCAAATCACTGCAAATATATTGTACGACCCACAGAAAACAAGATTGACTGCAAGTGAAATAAAAAAAAATGTCAAGACTGCAATTAATAACTATGCAAGGTCAACACTCAACAGTTTCAATTCAACATTTAGATCATCCGAATTTAATAATCAAATCAATTCAGTCGATTCTTCTATTATCACAAACGAAATATCAATTCAATTACAGAAGAAATTTTATCCAAATCTATCAACACCAACAACATACAAGTTGTATTACGGTGCAGGATTAAAACGTGGTTTATTTTTAAGTGGCATCACAAGTTCACCTTCGGTCGTATACAGAAACCCATTGAATCTGGCACAAACGATTGATGGTCTTTACATTGAAGAAGTACCATCATCAACAGGTGGTGCAGAATCTATCACAATAACTAATCCAGGTTTCGGTTATCAAGGTCAACCAACAGTCACCATATTAGGTGATGGCACTGGCGCAACAGCAGAAGCTGTTATGACGAATAACGGAACAATAAAACAAATTAACGTTCTAACAAAAGGAACAGGTTACACTTCAGCTGTACTCAAAATTACTCCAGCTGCAGGAGATACGACAGGTTCATCTGGTGCAGGTATTATCACACTTGAAGGTCGTTATGGAACATTGAGATTATACTACAATGATGCAACAAATGTCAAGACTGTGTTTAAAGGTAATATTGGTACAGTAGACTACAATTTAGGTGTTGTTACATTGGATGCATTTTCACCATTAAATGTAAACAATGATTTGGGTTTATTAACTGTAACTGCTAACCCAACAACAACAATCATTTCTTCCACATATAATAGAGTTATTACTGTAGATGAATTTGATCCACAGTCTATTATTGTCAATGTTACTGCCAAAACAACATGATAGATAACAATCAAAAAACATCCAGTCTGGTTTTATCTCAATTACCAGAATATATTCGGGGCACTGGTGACACCGATGAATATAAAAACTTCAATCTATTCTTAAAGGCATACTACGAATGGATGGAAACAAATGGCAAGGTGACGGAGAGATCCAAAAACCTATTGAATTACAAAGATGTTGATGCAACAACAGAAGAATTTATAGACTATTTTAATAATGAATTTCTACCTTTCTTTCCTAGAGAATCATTGGTAAGTCAAGAACAGGCTGTAAAAGTTGCTAGACAGTTGTATCAAAGTAAAGGTACACCAGCATCATACGAATTTCTTTTCCGTGTACTGTATAATACTGATGTTGAAATATTCAACACCAAAGATTCGGTATTCAAAGCATCAGCAGGTTCTTGGTATGTTTCAAAAAGTCTGAAACTATTGTCAGCCAACCCGTATTTCTTGGAAACAAAAAACTATAGAATCTTTGGTGAAGTTTCAAAATCTATTGCAACCATAGAAGCTGCCGTTTTGGTTGGAACAAAGACAGAAATATTCATATCAAATATTGAACGATTGTTTAATTCTGGTGAAACTATTAGAATTGTTGATGCAAACAATCAAGATGTTTTATTTGGTGGTGAAGTTCTTAGAGCCAAAATTGTTGGCCAAATTAGCCAAATAAAAATTAATCCAACAAGTCGTGGCCTGACATACCAGCCAGGTGATCCTGTCGTTGTATATGGTGGACTAAATGCAAACGTTGCAAATCCTGTTGGCGCAATCGCAAAAATTGGTGAGATTACCAAAGGTTCCATACAACGTATTAACGTGGTCAATGGTGGTTATGGTTATTCATTAAAACCGAATACTGTTATTGTTATTGAAGATTCTGCTAGAAGTGGTGCAAGAGCAAACGTTGGTTCAATCTCACCTTATTTACCGCCAGCTTTTAATATAGTTAATGGTGGTACAGGTTATAAAATTAATGATCCAGTCATATATGATGAATCTACTTTTGCTTTTGTGTCCGAAGTAAATGCACAAGGCACCATAACAAATATAAAATATAGCACAACAGTAAATGCACAAGCTATTGTTGGTATAACTGCACAAGTATTTTCGTCAAATGTACAAGCATCAGGTGCAATTATAAAAACTGCTACAGCAGTAGGTAATGCAAGAGCAAATGTGGCGTTCATACCAATGGATGTTATTGGTTTCAAGAAAGAAGTTAAATTAAGTAATGCAAATTTCTTTTTCGCTAACTCAGCAACTACAACAAAAGACACAACCCTTGCAAATGCATTTACTTTTGGATCAATAACAACTTATCCAATTTCCTCGGTGATTGTTGAGAATGGTGGTGGCGGTATCACTAAGATTCCAGAAATATCAGCATTATCCACGTACATGACAGAAGATTCATTTGATGAATTTGCAATTAATTCTTCATTAGAATCTCTTGGTATATTAGGACCAATTCAAATTAATAATGGTGGTACAGGTTATCAAGCTAATGATAAAATTACTTTTACTGGCGGAAAAGGTCGTGGACCATATGCAAATGTGGTTTCTGTTGATGCAGCTGGTGCAATTACATCTGTTGATTATTTTATTGATCCACAATATCGCAGATATCCAAGGTGGCCATTAGGTGGAATGGGATATACCAATGAATATTTACCATCAGTGTCTGTTGTTTCTGCAAATGCACAAGCATCTGGTGCATCTTTATTTGTTCCGGGCATTCTAGGAACAGGCGCAACGTTTTCACCTGTTGTGGACAGAGCAGGTTCCGTAACATCTATTATTATTGATAACTATGGTGAAGATTATGAATCTAAACCAAATGTCTCTATAAGAATACAAGATATTGTAGTTTCGAATGTGGCAATCGAAAACTTACCACAGAAAGATGATATAATTTATCAAGGGCCAACAATCAATCTTGCATCATATAGTGCAAGAGTTAATTCGGTTTCTTTATTGGCACCAGATGCAAACTCACAATTATCTTTATACAATTTGAGGGTTTATAATTACAACTCCCAACCAAAACCAAATTTACCATTAACTATTG